CAACTTGTATTACTTTTTCTTTAATTTGCATCAATAAAACTGACCAATATGGGTAATTTTTAGGGTTTTCCCGACCATTCATCAGCTTTTTTGAGTATGGGGAAACAATGATCATAAGTACATCTTTCTGAATGCTGCATTCAATGAGTCAGTCCATTTCCACTGCGCCATCTTCAAATATATATTCCATTGGTCGATGTCACCAAACAATGCTTTGGCTGCAGCAATCGATTCGCCTAGCACGATGTCTGGATAGCAGCTGAACACAATTGGATTTTTAATGTAAGGCAATATTTCAGAAAATACCAAATGATCACCCATGCCACAATTGAGCACAACAATTGTGTTATTTTTAAACTTTTGAAAGTTTTGAAATATTTGCTCATCATGCGCATACATTGATTGATCAGTCTCTGACCTAATGCCACCACTGGGATTTTTCAAATGCCAAGTGACCGCATTGGGCACCACATAAAGATCATATCCTTTTTGATGTAAAGCATTGCTAAACAATGTTTCTTCCCTGTGGGCCACTTTTGAAAGCCCCAAATGATAATCCACAATGCCAGCTCGATACAAAAATGAGCAATGCAAATGCTCGACCTTTTTGCGTTTGTGAATATATTTCCATTGGATGTTTGGCTCTGCATCGATGTTGGCCATGGTGGCCGTTGGAAATGAATTCTCAAACTGCAATGGTGGTGTCAATATCGATCCACCAACTGCGCCCAAATTGGGATCATGCAGCGTCCAGCTGAACAATTCATGCAGCACATTGGCCTCTGGAATGGCATCATCATCCATGCGCCAAACCCATTTATATCCCATTGTGTTGGCCGCTTGATGGTTGTGGTGTGTGCCTTTTTTAGCAGCAAACCTCCATTCCCATTCGATGCCTTTGATGTCCATCATTTGAAACAGATTTTTATAAATCAGCTCATCTCTGACATCTCTTGGATTTTCATTGTCATCAAAAATGACCACTTTGTCTGGCCGTTTGGTCTGATTGATGATGGCAGCCAAAGCCAATGGCAGCGTTGTGTCATATCGGCCTCGAGTGCCAATGCTGCATAAAACCTTATCCACGATCCCACCTCAGAATCATCAAATTAAATCGATTGTGTTCAGTGATTGATCTTGGCTCTGGTGTTATTGCACCATGTTCGCTGATGTATTCCACATCAAAATCAAAGAAATTGGTTTCATTGAGGCCATGCAATTTGTGGTGTTCGCCCCAAAAGCCTGGTGGCTCATTCCATGGCACTGTGATCAATAATCGATTGCAATGCTTTTTCAGCTTTTCAACAATGTCCAAGCCATTGTCCAAATGTTCGATCACTTCAAAAGCAATAATGGTGTCAAACTGTGCCAGCTGGATTTCATTGATGTCAGCACATGAAAACTTGATGTTTTCACCCCATTGCTGATCTTGAGCCACATCGATGATGATGGGGTCATAATCCAATCCCAAATACTCGATGTCATTGGGTAAAAATTGAGTGCCAAATCCAGTGCTGCAGCCAATTTCCAAAATCTTTTTGCCACGCAAATTTCGATTGGCCCACATATATCGTGTGGCCTCTCTAGGATAAACTGGATCGCCTTTCAGAAAAACTGCACGTTCATAATTGTTTGTGAGTTTCCATCGATAATATTCTGGATTGTGCTGCTTGGCAAAATTCAGCTCATTGATCAAGAGCATTTGCTCCCATGTTTTGTTTTGTATTGTCATTTTTTATCCTATTTGGTGGGGTACTCATTTATTTCTGTGCAATAACGTGCAACAACGATAGCAATGACGAAAAGAATTGTTCACGTCAGGTTTTCAATTTTCCCCCAATAAATTATACTGTTTTGTTTTCAACAATTGGGGCAACATAATCAGGATTATGAGGCCAATTATTCCATGTTCTTGGGTCTAAATTTCCACTTGTAATTGTTTCAGGAATGTCTCTCAATGTTTGCCTGTATGTTGCCCAAGCTGCTTTTTTGGGGCTTGGATTGTCTGGTGTTTGCGTGTAATCACACGCAGTCAATAAAGCATTTCTAGTGGCTCTGATGCCAGCCAATGCACTTGCTTTGTTTGCCGTGATTTGGTCAGCAGTCAACTCTACAACTTTAACCAAATCTACCATTTCATTGTTAATGATTGGTGTTGATGGCTCAAGAGCTTGTGTCAATGGGTCGTATGTCAAATACAAATTGCATTGCATACATGAGTTTTCTGTTAACCACTCAGCATTTGGTCCTGATGATGGAAACGATACATTGGGAAACAAATCCCTGTAATCACCCACTTGAGTGACTGCGTTATTAGAAACAATTGCAATTTGCATGGTTTACCTCAATAGTTGGGGAATGCTGATGTTGGTGGTGTAAAGTTGGATGTGTATCTTGCATAGCCATTAGTGATTCTTATGTCATCAAGATAGCCTTGAGTGTAATATGTTGAACCACTATATATAGCTTTACCTAATAACAATGGCCCAGATATAATTGCTGAAGATGTACTACCTGTTTTTGCTATCCCATTTACATAAAGTGTTATTGATGTTCCACTTCTTACAATTGCAAGATGATACCAATTATTAATTGGTAGACCAGTTGCACTAGAGTAACTAACATTATTTATATAATATGTGGGTAGTTGGCTTGTTCCAATATAAAGATACAAACCATTAGATGCAAAGTCTGGACCAATTTGTATACTTGCAGAATTTACACTTGCATTTGATTGATAAAACCATCCTTCAACAGTAAAGTCACCTGACAATGTTGTTATTGTTGAATTTGGATAACTTACAAAATCACTTGTTGCATTATTTAAATATATAGAACCAGTACCATATTTTTTTACACTTGTACTGATTTGTGCTGATCCACCTGTAACACCATCATTCATCATGGCATTGTCGTAAATGCCAGCGTTTTGCATACTTAACAATAATTGAGTATTAGTAATTGCACTCAATGGAGCAGTTGGAGGAGTAAAATTAGTTGTATAAACTGCACTCCCGTTAACAATTCTAAAATCACTTGAGTATCCATAAGAAAATCCACTGCCACCACTTACTGCTTCAGCAAACAAATAAAAACCATTTGTTTGATAAATTGCACTAGAAGATGTTGTCGTTGTTCCAGCAACTCCATTTATATATGGAGTAAAAGTATTTCCATTACGAACCAATGCAACATGAATCCAAGTATTCAATGGAGCAGAGTTTGCACCCATACTAACAGCACTAGCAATATTCCAAGAACTTCCATTACTACTAAGATAATACAAAAAACTTCCAGAGTTATAAACAATTCCAAACGAATCTGTTGTTGTTCCTCTAACAATATTAAAACTTGATGTAGATGTTAAATACACCCACAATTCAACAGTAAAATTATTTGTAGAAAGATATAAAACAGAATTATTTGGTGTTACTAAATAATCAGTACTTCCATTAAAGTACCCACTACCACCATAAACACTTGTTGAATATGCTTGTGATGATGTAGGTAAAAATGGGTTAAATCGTTGTACTGATGGTGCGCCACTTGTTGTTATTGTAAAATTGTTTGTACTGTTATCAATAAAACGATTAGATTGACAAGTCAATAATTGTGTATTTGTTATTGCTGTTAAAGGTGAAGTTGGAGGTGTGAAATTTGATGTATAAACAGCAGTGCCTTTAACTATTCGCAAATTAGAAATATAACCAGGAAAATAATAAAATGTAGATGCGTATCTTGCACCAATAGATGATGTCGTAGGAGTTACTGAATAATTTGTAGAATCTGTTCCACTACCTATTGATACTCCATTTTGATATATAGTTCCAGTTGTTCCATTTTTTACATAAGCAACGTGATACCAAGTATTTGTGTTCCATGTTGCTGAACCTGAAATTTCAGTTCCTGATAAACTATTCCAATAAAGCACTCCAGATGTAATATCACCCCACAAAAAAATTGGTGCAGTGGTATGACTTGCATCTCTACAATCTAAAAGAAAATTTGTAGTTGGAGCCGTAGTAAAATAAATCCAACATTCAACTGTAAAGTTGCCAGAACCAAATGCAACACTACTTCCAGATGTCCAAGTTAAATAAGAAGTAGAACCATCAAAATAATTACTCCACAAAGTTCCATAAGGACTAAATGAACCTTGTGTAGCGTATCCATTACGAGTAATCGTAAACGCATTAGATGATGAATCTACAAACGTATTGTTTTGAGCACCATTTGTCCCATCACCATGCAATAAAGCAGTGACGTAATTAAACTGTGGGTCTGCAACCCCAGTTGGACCTGATATTTTTGCTGCACTAAACATTAGTAATTCAATCCAAAAACAGAGCCATAAGTATTTGTGCCATCGCAATAAAAATTGAAGATGTCATACTTACCGCTGGTTGATGTTGCTGTAGGTGTTGTACCACCTGACCATTTCAACGTACCACCACCCGCCCAAGTCAATGTGTATGAACCTGAATACGTCACAATGATGGTGTAAGACTTACCAGCTACCGAGCTTGGCAACGTAATTGTTCCATTACCATTGAGTGATATTTCTTGGATCGTTCCATTAGCCAAAGAAATGCTGAATGCAGTACCAGCAGATGGTGCATAAAGTGTTTCAACATAATTGGTGATTGTTGGATTGGCGTTCAACATCACCGATCCAGTACCAGTTGATGTTGTTGTACCAGTGCCGCCATTTGCAACTGCTAAAGTGCCAATCACTCCAGTTGTCAAATTAACTGTACCAAGTGTTTGCTTTAAATTGCCATAAGTGTCAAATGTGCCATCAGTTGACCATGTATCACCAACATTCAATGTGACTTTAACAATATTTCTTAAAGTGCTTGAATTGTTCAATGTGACTGTGATGGTCACCGCAGCAGTATCTGAATTTTCAATGTAAATGGTTTTTATCAATCTGCGAGTGGATGCAGCTGGTGAAGCCACCATGGTCACTTGAGTTGTGCCATTCAATGCGCCATCGCTTGAACCCTCAACAAAAGTTGTTCCATTGTCATCAGAATATGCAGTCACAAAAGATGGGTTTGTGGTGGCTGCAGCACCAGACATTTGGACTGTGATTGATTTGCTGGTTGTATCTAAAACTAACATGATTTACCCTTATCTTGAAATGAACCAAGAGAATGCTTGTGCATTGGCTCCAGCACCTGAGTACCCTGAGTATCCACTAAAACCGCTAAAACCACTGATTCCTGACCCAGAAAATCCAGAGTATCCGCTTATACCAGACCCACTATACCCGCTAAATCCAGAGTATCCGCTGATTCCTGACCCAGAAAATCCAGAGTATCCGCTTATTCCTGATCCACTGTACCCGCTAAATCCACTGTATCCGCTTACACCAGACCCACTGTACCCACTAAATCCTGACCAACCAGACACACCAGACCCGCTGTACCCGCTAAATCCAGAGTATCCACTGATTCCTGACCCACTATAGCCGCTATAGCCTGAAGTCCCAGACGCTCCAACTTGGCCACTAAAACCGCTGAATCCAGAAATCCCGCTAAATCCTGAAATACCAGAATATCCACTATACCCTGATGTACCTACTGCACCCGAAAGAGTGATTGACCAGCTGCTGAATGATGCACCACCATTGACATAAGTCATATTGACTGTCAATGAAGTTCCAGAAAACGCTGTGATCAAGCCTTCCATGTATTGGCTTGGCACTGATGTGGCATATACCCTGACATATTGGCCAACTGCAAATGCTGTGGCACTTGCGTCCAAGTTTGTGGTAAATGATTTGCTTCCAAGTCCCAATGAATTGGAACCTGATCCAGTCAATCCAGAATATCCCAATCCAGAATAGCCACTATAACCTGACGTCCCTGACGCCCCAACTTGGCCCGACCAGCCCGAAATCCCGCTATAACCTGACGTCCCTTGCGCCCCTGAATAGCCAGACCAACCAGACACGCCTGACCCGCTATAGCCACTAAAACCCGACCAGCCAGACACGCCTGACCCGCTATAGCCACTAAAACCTGACCAACCCGAAATGCCAGACCAACCTGACGCCCCTGACGTCCCCAATTGGCCAGACCAACCTGACGTCCCGCTAAAACCTGACCAACCAGACACGCCTGAACCACTATAGCCCGACCAGCCTGATATACCTGACCCGCTAAAACCTGACCAACCTGACGTCCCGCTATAACCGCTAAAACCTGACGTCCCCGATTGACCAGCTGGGCCAACTATTTGGCCAACATTGTTCCAGGTCGTTCCACTCCAAACGTACAAATCGCCATTGGATGTGACAATGTATGCATCATTGGGATTGTTGCCTGTCGCTGGCAAATTGGCTGGTGTGGCCACTGTGCCTTTGATATTGATTGATGTTCCTTGCTGGCCCGAGTACCCGCTAAATCCCGAGTACCCTGAAATTCCTGACCCGCTATAGCCACTGATCCCGCTAAAACCAGACCAGCCTGAAGTCCCAGACGCCCCTACTGCCCCGCTAAAACCAGACCAACCTGACGTGCCTGACGTCCCTTGCGCCCCATTTTGGCCCGAAATCCCGCTAAAACCTGACCAGCCAGAAATGCCCGACCAGCCACTGGCTCCAGACCCGCTGAAACCTGAATAGCCAGATATACCTGAACCGCTATAGCCCGACCAACCTGAAGTCCCTGACGCCCCAACTTGTCCCGACCAACCACTAAACCCTGATGTCCCTTGCGCCCCTGAATAGCCTGACCAACCAGACGTTCCTGACCCGCTATAGCCCGAGTACCCTGAAATCCCTGACCCGCTATAACCGCTAAAGCCCGACTGGCCCGACCAACCTGACGTCCCTACTTGGCCTGACCAGCCGCTAAAACCTGACGTCCCTTGCGCCCCTGAATAGCCCGACCAGCCAGACGTCCCAGAGCCTGAATAGCCTGAAATACCTGACCCGCTATAGCCGCTAAAACCGCTAAAACCCGAGTACCCGCTAAATCCAGACACACCAAAACTTGATTTGTTTACAGTAATGATTTGTGGAGCTGGCGGTGTGACCTGAATATTGACATTGTTGTCATTGATAACTGTGACTTTTGTATTCATTCCTTACTCCACCACAATGCCATCAGACCGCACAATGAAGAATAAAAAAATAATGATATCTTCAGCTGGGGTCGATCCATTGGCTGGAAAACTGATCTTGATTCGGCCCGAATAGCCAATGCCATTGGGGTCTGCAATGTCCAAGCCTGGATCGCTTGATGCCAGGCCCCATGCACTATCATCCATTACCAATGTAAACGATCCATTGGTATAGTTGATATTGGTAATTGTAAGTGAAATGGGTGTGGGAGTTGGTGTGTAATCGCCAATTGTAAATGTCAAACCATTTCTGGTGTCAATCACATTGGTCAAAACTCTGCGAATGATCTGGGCATCAATAGTGGCCCCAGTCAATGGCAAAACACCAGCATCATTGGTAATGAAAAGATTCCAAAATGCTTTTTGATTCCAGACCAGCTCGCCTGAAAGAATTTGATTATCAAAGCCCGATATTTGAGACAATGAATTTTTATTAAATACTGCCATTACATTCCCTTACTAGGTAGTGACGCTGCCAATGTACTCACTGGCCCCGAATGTTTTGTATTATTTTTTGTTGATTCTAATGACTATTTTATCAACAATCAACTGCTCCAGCCATTTCTGGCAATGCTTTTAATGCAGTATATGCTTGAGGCACAATATTTTGAGTCATATCTGGTGAAAACACCAAATTAAATGTTACCAATGGTTTTTGATTGGCCTCTCGATTGGCTTGAGCAAAATAGACTTGAGCCGTTGCCGTTGCCGTTGGAATTGTCACACTTGGCACAATTGGTGGAAATTTTGTATAGTTTATATTGCCAATCACAATATAAGCATTTGGGCAGACCACGCCTTGATCTGTGGTGTAATTTTTAGTAATTGCCATGATTTTCCTTATGTGTAATAGGGTAAATAATAAGTGCCACCAGCATAACTGACTTGAATCAATCCAGCCAATGTGTGGCTGCCAACTGTAGTAAATCCAACAACTGAAATTCCATTCCAATTTTGAGCATTTAAATTGTTGACCAATGTACTGTTGTTAATAGTCATTTGACCTGACAATTCCAAACCATATCCAGTTAAAGATACTGCTTGGATTGCTGGTCCTGATACTGTACCAACATTAATTCCAGTACCACTTGATCCACCAATATTTAATCCAACTCCTGATCCTGTGACGTTTATTAAAACGCCATTTCCTCCTGAATAATTATAAAAATTTGCAACATATGAATAGGGGTTTGAACTTTCACCATAAATGGCATATGAATTTGACCATGTTGTTCCTGTGTCAAATCCAAATAATCCAGCTTGACCATTACCATTGGCCTCTCCATATACACCAAATTTTTGAGCATGAGTTGTATTGGCCACAATAGCTGCATATCCACCAGATGCACTATTGGCTCCATTGAATACCGCTTGCCCAGTAATATTAATATTTGAACTGCCTGTAATATTTAAATTTGATCCATTAAATAAAATATTATTTGATGCATTGCCCAAAGCAAAAAGCCCAGATGAATAAATAACTGCGCCTGATCCAGTCATTGAGCTGCCACTAATTGCAGCATTATTGGATAAAAATGTTCCAGTTACAGTTAAATTTCCAGTATTTGTTGAAAGAGCCGATAAATTACCAACTTTGAATGAAGATAAATAAGGCACTCCCCAAATTATGTTTCCAGTAGTTGGGTTATATACACCATCTGATTGCCAAAGAGACTGTCCAGCGGTCAATGTTGGTACTGTATAACTCCATGTGCCACCGCCCCATGATCCGCTTGGTGGTACAGATGTGCTGCCAGATGTTGTGATTGTAAATGGTGTTGTATTTAATGCAGCAGATGATGTTACTGTATAGCACGTTGTTGCAACTGCACCAGTTGATCCAACATACCCAAATGGAACAATACTGGCTGCAGACCAATTGATTGTTGTTGTGACTGCAGTCACTGAATCAGTCAAAGTAACTGATGCTGCAAATAATGTATATCCTACACTTGGTGAATCAGAAATTGATGTAAACCATCCGCTTGGTGGTGATGAAATGGTGTTGTTTGACCATGTATACGTTGATGTGCCTGAAATAGTTGGTATTGATGCTGCCCATTGATATACAGTGGCTTTGGCCATTTGCACGCCATTTACTGTTAATCCATTTTGTCCAGCCACATATTTTGAAAATCCACTTGACCAACTGACTGATGTGGATGTTGCAGTTGAAACATCAGTAACTTGTTTGCTTACCACCCAAAGTGAAACGCCAGACGTTCCAGGATTTGTTGGTACTGTGGTTTGCCATCCATTTCCACCTGTATAACTAGAATTTGCTCCAGTGGCCCATGTGTATGTTGATGTGCCAGATGGATCGCCTGGTGTTGATGATGACCATTGATACAAATAGCTGGTTGCATATTTATTGGCTGGAATCCCAGAAATTCCAGAAA